TGCGTCCGTATCGAAGAAATTTCTAATTAACACATCAAAAGACATATTATTATACGAAAGATTTGCAATTGAGATTTTAATTTCGGTATTCGCAGAATCTCCATCAGAAATTGATATAAATTTAAACAAGTTATAAACTTTGTTACCTCTTAATTCCGAAACCAAATATGGTGTTTCAGGTGATTGGTATCTTTCTAAATTATATGCAATAGAGTCTGTTCTTTGACTTCTAGCGTTTGGTAATGCGATTAAATCACAAGCTAAACCTCTTATATAACCTTGATTATATGCATAATTCAACGAACCTTGATAAGCCTCCTCAACATAAATTGGAACTTCAAATCTTGATTTTCCAAAATTATCAACCCCTAAAACTTTTGTAATGTATTTTGATGATGCCGCCAACATTGAAGTTTCGAATGAAAATACATCATTATCTTTAGTTACCCCTGATAATAAAAATGTTGAGAAAGGTGATTTTGAAATATCAGAATATTGTCCAGTACAAATTAATTGTAAATTATTTGGAACCCAAGCATTACCATTATCATAATCGATTCCTACTTGATAAATTGGTCCATGATTAATACTTGCCGCGTCATTTGAATAAAGTGAAATACCTCTTGAACGAATGGTTGCAACAACCATATTATTGAACTCACTATATACAGAACCTGTAAATGTATATGAATTACCGGTTACAGTACCTGTAAATGTATTTGACGCTCCTGAAGTTAAACTAGAAACTGAATAGTAAAATGAATAACCAGTATAATTACCTGTTAAAGAATCATTATTTTGAAATTCAAAATTAGCATAAAACCAAGAATCGTTAGAAGACTCAGTTAAATCATTTTGAGTAAAATTATTTTCACATCCATATGGATTCTCAATTGTACTATATTGACCTGATAAATTATTATAAACAGTTTCAGGGATTGCTCCGTATACCACTGCGGTTGTTGCTGATAATCTTGGAGAGTTCATTATCGCACCTAAAGAATTATTAAAATCTATTTGTAATGTTGATACCGAACCATCGTCTAACCTATATTCAACATTTAAATTTTGGTTAACTTGATTTGGTAATGAACCTGAAATAAATTCGACTTGTTCTAATGTTGAATCACCCGTAAAATTTGCCGTGAATGATGTTCCCGTAGATGGGTTACCAATTGTTGTTGGGTCTACATTAGAGGTAACAGTAAGTGACCAAGATGGTCCTGCATCATATCCTGATAATCCAAGAATTCTTGTTACAAATAATTGATTTGATTGTTGTAAATATGATTTAGCTATGTATGCCGCTTCATATTTTGGAATTTGGGTGTTATAAAATTTGACAGGTTCTGTTCCTCCAAAATAGGCTTGGAACTCATCATAATTAGTTATAAATATCGGTTCAAAGGCCGGTCCTTTAATTGTTTCTCCCACTAAACCTAATGTCGTAACACCCACACTTTGGGCTACGAAAGATAGGTCTGTTTCTGATGTATACACACCCGGAGATACGAATACTTTTTGGTTTGCTTGTGCTGTTGCCATTATTTATTAATTCTATTACAGATTTATTTTATAGATAAATATTCGATATTTTATGAAAAAACTTTACTTTTGAATAAGTATTTATAAATGGTATGAATTAATTCTGCCTTTTTTCTCACCATGAAAACTAAGAAAGAAATTAAAAACATTAAAATATCCCCCGAATCACACAATATCCTTAAAAAGTATTGTGATAAACGAGGAATTAAAATTTATAAATTTTTGGAAAATTTAATTATAGAAACTTGTAAAGAGAAGAAAGATATCTATGGGGAAGATTAAACCAACTTGTTATCGAAGACAATTAACGCCTCGTTATTATTATTTAGTTTAGTAACTTCAATCCTTAAAACATCATTTGTATTAATTTGAATTACTTCAACATCGCTACCATAATAATTGTCATTTATATATACATCAAATGTTTCAACATTATCTGAATTTGCAACACTCATATTGGCCCTAAAATCAATAATGTCTATTAATGTTGTGTTACCGGTTACAAATAAGAAATCTAATTTAAATTCGTCCGGATTTTTTGGGAATTGATTTCTTTTTTGTTTTCTTGTTGTGGTATCCATTTCAATAAGTTGAGTAACTCTTTGGATTGCCGGTTTAACTTCAAATTCTTCTTCATCAATCAGATATCCTAACATTGTGAAATCATAATTCTGAACATAATATTTTCTTGCGTCTATGGTCATTTGAGATTCGTCAGAAACATTATCTAAAATAATTGGAACATATTGACCCTTAATAAAGGTGTATGCTTGTCGTGACGCAAATGTTTGCATTACAATTTTATTTAATTGATTCAATTCCCTCATTCTATTACAAACGATTTTAACATTATATTTGATATCGACAGGGACAGGTTGTGGTATTGTATAGATATCCATACCTTGTTCATTACCATTCCAAGTTGGAACAGATGCGTAATAAAATTGTTTTCTATTTGGAATTGTATATTGAAGTGATGGGTTTGAACCATATTTAACTTCAGGACTTCTAACGACTGTAATATATGGTGGGTCTGGGTTATAATCTAAGTCTATGAATTTATAAGTTTCGACATATTGAGACCAATTTTGAGTGGTAATAATAATATCAACCATTGGAACTATTTCTCCTGCGGTAACAACCTTCAATTCATTTTTAACGAAGTCCAACATACCTCTATCTAAATCCGCGTGCAATACCGATTTGGGTAAATAAGTCCCATCTTCGTTGATATATTGCAATAGTTCTTGTCTACGAGCCGATAACTCTTTTCGAGGAACTAGTGGTAAGGTTGGTTTAACTATGTTTTTTGGTAATGGCATAATTTTATAATTTTTTCCATGTTTTTACATAAATCTCTAAATCTAAAGGAACCGCATAATTTATAATATTGATATTAAACATATTATCTAAATTCCTAATAATTATTCTTCTCATATTAAATTCGTGTTCTTTGGGAATTTTATTAAAATAAAATTTTAAAAGATATTCATCTGTTGAATAATTTTCACTCGAGTAATGAACTCCTTTAGTTGTAACCTCAATATCGAGCAAATCTTCGGAGAATGAATCTTTAAAAAATTTAATAATACTTGGTAGTAATTTCTTAACATACTTTTTTTTATCTTCAATTTCTTTGATTCTATCCTCATTGGAATTCTCCATCTCTCTTAAAATTTTGCGAATAATATCTTCCATATCTTAAATACCTTTAAATTCATTTTCACTAACATAAGTTGCGATAATAGTCCTATAAAAAGGTTTATATCCTCCGTAGGTGTGTTTATTGTCCGACTTAACATATCCGTCATCACTTACAACATAATATCTAACTCGGTCTTCAGATTCGTAATATCCAATATAATCACCCAAAAATATTTCAACATCCAAATCATTAAGTTGTTTTTGATAGATTGAAAATTTCATATTACCAGGTTCCTTCTGTTCAACTTTAGAATTACCAATAAATTTGGAAGTCGGTGCCATAACTTGGACAAGACCTTTCAATTCAACAGGTGCCATAAACTGAATCCCGTCTTCTAACACTTCACCATATACATCATCTGTTTTTGTCTTATACCTATCAATACGATATAATACAATGGTAAAGTTCATATCTCCCTCTAACCACTCCTGTCCCATATCAATTTCCAATGAATAGTCCTCACCTCCAAAAAATTTCCCTAGTCTTGTTATAGGAACTAAATTATTTTGCATATTACTATCTGTTTAATTGTTGTTTATACCAAGATTCAGAACTTAACCCTGTTGAAGTAATTATTACTTTCGCATTAAAAAAATTTTTAAGGTTTTTTTTCATCTCTTCATTCCATTTCATCCTTAAATCATCATATACTCTTGGACTTGTTTTTACTTTTAATATCGGACTATCATCAGGAACAACATACTTAACTGACATATAATACTCATCTTCATCTATTGGTGTTAAATCAAAATCAACAAATGATACTTCTGTTGGTTTAATTACCGATAACATTTTTTTAATTGCGGTTTCTAAATTTTCTTGTGACATTTTCATATTGATAAATACTTTATTTTCACTTATATTTAATACAAACTTTTATTTAAACAATGGAAATAAGTTTAGAATCGAAAGCGATGGCGATTCTTGAAACCTACGAAGGTGGTAATAACTATTTGTTGGAGTTGAGACGTAAGTCACAAATTAACAAAAAATTTTACCCTACGAGAAGCCAATCGGACTACATAATTTCATTCCACGACAAACAACCAAAGGTTGCTAGAAAGTGGGTGATTCTTGATGCTTATTTTGCTCAAAAATTAGCTGACGATAAACTATACACTGAAATTCCTCAAAAAGTTTGGGTTGAGAAATTATTAGCTGATAAAGAAAAGGCATATCATATTTGGGGTAAAGTTTTCGATAGTGAAGAACTCCACGATTTTTGGTTACCGAAAGCCGCTATCATAAAAGATAATTCCGTTCAAAATGTTGTAGTTGATTATTCCAAATATTCCAATAGACCTCCATTGGAACATCAAAAAGAGGCCATTCAAAAACTTTTGGAAAATAAGAAATTTATATTAGCTGACGATATGGGTTTGGGTAAAACGACCTCAACAATCATAGGAGCGCTGGAAAGTGGGTCTAAAAAAATATTAATTATTTGCCCGGCAACATTGAAGATTAATTGGAAACGAGAAATTGAAAATTATTCTGATAGACCAATCTTCATTGCCGAAAGTAAGAACTTCTCAACTGAACATGATTTTGTAATTGCGAATTATGATATTATCAAAAATTTTCATGACCCAAAAAATAAAGAGGAGTCGTTAATTCTTAATTCCAAATTTGATTTGGTAATTGTGGATGAAGCACACTATATTAAAAACGCAACCGCTCAAAGAACAAAACTTATTAACGACCTTGTTAAAAACACTGAAAGATTGTGGTTATTAACCGGTACACCAATGACTTCAAGACCGATGGATTATTTTAATTTATTGAGTTTGGTTGATTCTCCGGTTAGTAAAAACTGGATGGCCTACGCAATAAGATATTGTGCCGGATATCAATTCAAAGTCGGAAACCGAAAAGTTTGGAGCATAACAGGAGCGTCAAATCTTGAGGAATTAAGAGAAAGAACATCGGGAACCATTTTGAGAAGATTGAAAGAAAATGTTCTTGACTTACCTGATAAAATTATAACTCCGGTTTATTTGAAATTGAAATCCAAAGCATATGAAGATGTAATGGGTGAATATTATGATTGGTATGACAAGAATCCTGAAGAGTCAAAATCTTTAACCGTTCAATTCTCAAAGTTAACAAAAGTAAGACAAATTATTGCTGAAGAAAAAATACAACAAACAATTGAGATTGCTGAGAATATTGTCGAGCAAGGAAAAAAAGTTATCATCTTTTGTAATTTTACCGATTCATTAAATAAAATTGTAGAACATTTTGGTAAAACTGCGGTTAAACTTGATGGGTCAATGTCACAACACGAAAGACAATATAGTGTTGACCAATTCCAAGAAAATGAAAAGATTAAAGTTTTTGTTGGGAATATAAAGGCAGCCGGAACCGGAATTACTTTAACGGCTGGAGAAGCCGCAATATTCAATGACTTATCATTTTTACCTTCAGACCACGCACAGGCTGAAGATAGAAGTTACAGGTATGGTCAAAAAAATAATGTTTTAGTTTATTATCCTATCTTCGAAAATACAATTGAGGGAATTATCTATGACATTTTAAATAATAAAAAACAAGTGATTGCAACTGTCATGGGAGATAATCAAAATCCTGCAGATACTGCGGAAGAAATTCTAAAAAGAATTAATCATTTGAGAAAATAACGAAATACGGATTATTTATATACAATGGATAATCCAAAATTATGAAAAAAACACAAGAGAAAATCCAACAACTTG